CAATGAACGGAAGCAACGCATGTTCACTCTTCCAAATACGCTCAATATCATCATCGTTGTCTGCGATTGGTTCAACCGAATCAAACTCAGACTTATCGTAGTTGCGATAACCTTCGACCATACGAATCTTTAACTTGAAGTTGCAACCATTCCATAGATCAAATGGATTAGTTGGCTTTTCATCTTCAAACTCAGGATTCATAAGAGCATTGATCTTATCGAAGATTTTCTTACCGAACTTGTATAGAAAAACTTTACCTTCGTTTTCAGGATGTGACGCGTCTTTGATAACAATGATATTAGAAATATAAGTTAGACGGCGTTTCTGCTTTCGCGCAATCTCCTTATCTTTATCGTTACCACTATTCCAAAGAGTTGAGTTATACTCAGAAACTGGGTCTTTCGTGCCAGTACCTAGAGTAGTCAACGAGTTTTCAATATACCAACCGCCTGGTCCCTGAAAGCCATGATTCCAGATACGAACCCAAGGAACATCTTCACCTGATGAAGCAGGAAGAAATCGAATAACAGCATAGCCGTTGCCGCTCTTATCGACTTCTGGTTGCCAGAAACGATCATCTTCGGCTTTCGATGTCTTGTTGGTGGTAAGTTTTTGAACTTCTTTGGTTAGACGATCCAATGAAGTTTCGCGTGAACGCTTTAGTGATGCGAATGAGTCTGCCATGTATATTCTCCGTATGTTTGAGTATGTCGATGTATGTTTTATCACCTAGTCATCATGTAGTATTATATAGTACTCCTTTTACACTTCAATGTCAATAGAAAAGTTATTAGCCTGTGGATCGATATCAATCAATTTAGACATTTTCTTCTTAGTGCGTGGTGGTGCTTCAAGTGAGTCGATACGAGCATTTAGTCTATCGATTTCTGAAAAACAAAACATCAAATCGTCTTTCAGTTTTGTTACTTCAATCATTAGTTCGCCGATAGTGTTCATAGTAATATATCCTTCATAATATTTTTAATATCATTTCTATCTATATTCAAAAATGGTCGATACTTTCTCATAAGTCTAGAAATGCTTGGCCATATAATTTCGTCTTGAATCGTATCATCCCAGTTTCTTAAGAAACCAAGAACTTCATTTGCTGCAATCAACGATTCAAGTGAAAGTTTACGTCCAAGATATAATCTAAGAAACTGTGGGTGCCCTCCGTTCACTACCTCCCACATTGTTTTTATATTATACTCAGTAATCTTGTCCATGTCAAGTTTAAAGAAGTATTTGAATGCTTCCTGTTTCTTTTTCCATTCAATATATTCTTTCTCACATTCCATGGTAAGTAAATCACCTACCCATTTTACATTTAGATTGCCAACAAATCCAGAGACGATATAGTTTACCAACTCGTCTTTATATCGACGTTCTATCTTTCGAAAGTGGTTGTAATCTTTTCGAACTGATAGTTTGGTATCGTCTATGGCTCTTGTTTTTCCTTGGTATTTGAAATAATCATAGTCGCTTGTAAAATGAAGTTTCAATGCTATAAATGTTTGATACGCTTTTGCGCCTTCCATATTAAATACTCAATTTACGTCCCTTCTTACGGATCATATTGATACTGATTGCTTCATTTTGAATCAATTTTCTAAGTCTTGGAGTAAGAAGTTCTGGCACACTTTCAATATCAATATTTTCAATCTTACACACCTCAACAATAGCATCTATATGAGACAGTTGCTTTTCTTTCATTGTCTTATCTAAAAGATGAGCGAATGTGTTTGCATTCATAAACTCAATTGCGTTTATCATGTCTGCCCGCCTACGTCCTGTCTCTGAATATCTTCGCTCAGAAGTTCCGGCCAATAGATTTCGAAAGCCACGCAATCTTCTTCGCATTCGAACCAATGATATTCGCCTGGCTTCACCGCACAGAAGTTCCCCGATTCTAGTTTCGTTACATCCGTCAAATCGTAATCGTTCTTCCTCATATGTATTTTTAATATCCCACTTTCTACAAAGAACCCATTCCATTTGTGAGAATGTTTGTGAACTGAGCATCGATATCCAGCGTTTACCGAAATTCGGTGAAACTCTACTAGTGGATTCTGTAATATCGCGCATGTTTCGCCCCAAATTTTACCAGACTTAATCATTTATTTATTCTCCTGAAGTTGTCGTTTACTTAACAAGTCTAACTCAATCAATTGTGAAAGTAAAGAAGAAAAGTCACTTAACCTGATCATATTTGGGCCATCACTAGGAGCATTATCCGGGTCTTGATGGACTTCCATAAACAATCCAGCAACACCGACGCCGACTGCAGCCCGTGCGATTACCTTTGCCATTTCACGATCACCGCCACTCTTTTCGCCCATACCACCAGGAGATTGAACTGCGTGAGTACAATCCATAATAACTGGATAGTTATTACGCTTCATGATATCAAGTGACCGCATATCGACCACAAGATTATTATATCCAAATGTTGTACCGCGTTCTGTAAGAATGATTTCCTTAGCGCCAAAATGTTCTAGTTTTTTGACAACCTGTGTCATCTCTTGCGGAGATAGAAACTGCCCCTTCTTAACATTTACTGGCTTACCTGATTTAGCAGCGGCTTCAAGTAGGTCTGTTTGTCGGCACAAAAATGCTGGAATCTGAATGATAGACGCAAAAACAGAAGCGCATTGCCAAACCTCATGAACATCAGTTAGAACTTCAATATTACGATTGATGATCGAATGCATACCATAAAACGCTTCGTCAAATCCTTTACCGCGAAAACTATTAGCACTTGTTCTATTTGCTTTATCGAATGAGGTTTTATAGATGAAGTTGATATACATATCAAACTTTTTACCAATATCTTTACAGATATCATTTAACTCAGTTGCCATCATGATTGCGTGTTCTGTGTTTTCAAATACACATGGTCCCGCAATAATGCTTAGTGGTTTATCATTAGCGCACTGTTGATAAAAACTCATTGTGTCTCCTCATAATAATGTTGTAGATATTTTGATGAGTTGGCGTCTAACTGTGTTTTAAATACAATAGACGTTCTTAGTTCTTTACAGTCACGCGTCACAGGCATGGCGCGATGTGGAATGCTAGCCGTGAATAATATAAGACGATTGAATCTATAAGAACAATATCCAATCGCGTCGTCTTGTTGTTCATTGTAAAACGATGTACCACCTTCCCAAGAAATGTTCCAGTTCTTAGTTGGATAATAGATTGCTGTAATATTGCCATCATCACAATGCATATAAGCATCTGTGCCATACGTGTGCGAGTTCATGTATGCGCGAAGCATAAGATGCTCGCAACCGGTAAGTTCTTCAATCGCAAGACTAACTTTACGCCAGAGATTAATTAGTTCTGGCGCAGTTGTTGAAATCTGTTCAATATCGTACTCAGTCGCCGCTGGCATCTGCTGACGCGATTCATAGTATGTTCTATGCCAATGTTTACCATTATAAAACTTATCATGACTTCCCCATCCTATATTCCATGATGAAGATTTAAACGTTTCTTCATGTAAAAAATCAGCATCATCTTCCCGAAGGAAGTTGTCAATCACCTTAATCATATAATCACTTTCTATAAAATGTATGCCCGTCTATTTGTGCGACTTTACGATATCCCGCCCATTTTGGATTTACCGTACTATTATGGAAATTTGTCGCACCATCTGTGAAGTCAAATACTTTTTCTCTCAATAAAATATTCGCAACTTTTTTAGATGATTCCCATTCTCGACCGGCTATTGGAATATCACTCTTACCATCACAATACCAACTAAACTGACAGGGCGCACTTGTTTTGGAGACTTTACCCTGCTGTACAACCTGACATACTGTGCCAGGAAAATTGATATGTTTTTGTCGATTTAATACGACCAATCCAACTGCCAACTTGCCAGCCAAATTTGATCCTCCACTTTCAAAGTAAATTGTCTTTGCTAAACAATCGACTTCTTGGTCTGAAACAATATTAATCAGTTCTTCTATTGTTTCTATTTGTTCTATTTCGATAGGCTTTGCATTACTCTCGTTTACTGAATCAATATTACCTAGTAACACAGCCATAACTGTGGCACCGATAATAAAAGGTAAAAGATATCTTATCATGACATCTCCTTTCGTGGTTGGGGGGTAACGGGATGCTACCCTTCTACGAAATTATGACGCTTCAGCATCAACATCGTTTTAGTCATTATACACTATAACACATTAATATAACAAACGCAAGTCATTTATTTATACCATTTTAAACTTGTTGGTTTCTTAAAGATTAAGAAAGTATAAATAATGCGTTGAGAAAATGTCTTCAATATGCATTTGGCGCTGATTGCGAACAAAATGGATATTCATAATGGAAATTTTCAAACTTATAGCCGAAGTGGGATTCCCCATAGCGGCAGCAGTGGCTGGTGGCTATTTCATATTTCTAGCAGTTAAGTTTATCC